CAACAAATCTGTGCCCAGGATTGAGCTGATTTCGCTAAATGCGTATCCAGTGTCTCGGAATTGGCCTGGCAGCACATCATACACTGTTAATGGTACAGGATTGTCGTCAAGTTTGAGGTTGTTGTAAATTCTTGTTTCAAACTCTAACAACACTGAATCACGGAGGTCTCCAAATAGCTTGGTTACACTGCCGTCGTGTCCAATGATGGCTTGAACAAGTCCATTACTTGATTCTTGTTCAACAATTTTAGGTTGCCAAGCAGGGTATAGTCCTAGTTTTGTAGGAGTATTGGGAACAAAACTGCCATATGTTGTTGAGTATTCATTGATGGTAATTTTATCTCCCACTACAAGAGTGGTCAAAATAGTTACTCGAGGACCGTCAATTGCAACTTCGTAGTCAACCCCACGTGTGAGTAGTTCTTCATTCAAGTAAACCAGTAATCCAAGATAGTTTGCTGATTCGTAGTTGTATACTTGTACAGTGTCAAATATGTTGGTTGTAATAAAACTAACTGTGTAGGTGTTGCTATAGGTTGTAATTCCCTGTGGCAACATGTCACTCCAGTAGAATGGCTGTGTGTCAACTTTGCCCAGGGTCACATCTTGAATTGCAGTATCTAAAATTTGCCCGGTTGTTTGAAACCCAATGTTTTGCTTTATCACAGCATCCATTAACTGAGCTTTGTATTTGATATATTCGCGACTGTTGTATCGAATTGAATCAAAAATGTTGTAGTCTTTGCTGCGCAAGAAATATCCAGCCAGAGTCAATGGTGCGCTCTGTTGCAGAATCACCAAGCCATAAGGAACTACATTTCCAAGATCTCGTAAATTGTTAGCACCGTTGATGGGACCGCTAAGTGCTGTCAAGTTCTCACAAATGCTTTGATAATGAGTGCGAATCGTTCCAAGGGTAAATCTTGGTGAGTTAGCATTGAGTGGGTTGCTTTCAAGGTTGATTGGTACTTGATAGAATCCTACTCTACTTGTTTCGTCACTCAAGGCCAATACTTCAATGATGTCGCCTGGAGGAATTACTACATCTGATCCAAATGTAATTACCGTACTATTTGAACCAACAGAATAGGTATAATTTTGCTGTTGTTGGAACTGTGTTCCAACATAAATTTTGATGACTGGTACATCAATGCTGGCCTGATCTTTTACTGCAACATCAAGTTTGAGATTTTCTCCTGAATAGGTAAACTTGAATTGTTGATATATTTGACTGTCAACTGCGGCTGTTTGCCATCCCAACAACTTTTCAAAAGTACTACGACTATCATACTCTCTAACTGATCCTGAACTGATGTCACTGGTAACAGATACGTTGTCTACCACGTACAAGAATGTATCGTTGTAAAGGTTGTTTAAAAATACAATATCGCCAACGTTGTTGATGTTTAGATACTGCAAAGGAAATTGCAGAATAGGATCAATAATGCTGGTGTCACCAACTGCATAGGAGAACAACTTGCTACCAGCAAAGGTGGTTGATTGATATTTGGTGCTGTCACCAAAACTGATGCCTGTAGGGTCATAAACGTTGTACAACGGCGCTTGTTGTACCAAAGTCTTTTGTTGTGCTTGAGCCCAGGCAGTGCCATTATACCAGTACGTGTTGCCAGCGGTGGTATTTCCGTAGAGCACCACAGTGTTTTGATCTGTGAATACTTCACCATCTGCGGCCAAGGTCAAATGTATAATTGGTTGCCCGGTATAGGGAGGGCCAATTGGTGGAGTTGAATCTGGTGTAATAAAGCTAACAACAAAAATTTTGTTTTGTACAGCAACATCTTCGTCTGCGGCAAAAATTACTCTAGATCCTTCAACCAAGGTATATCCGTCAGTGGTATACCCAGTGGATCCTTCAATGTTTGTAAAAGCATCAGTTTCTTCAAAGTCGATGATATCAACTGGTTGTTTTCCTGATGTGCCCATGTTCCACAGGCGCAGTCCTGGACGGAACTGAATAATAGGACGCTTGGCTCTGTAGGTGTTGTCAAGAACCGCGGTGGTATTATTGTATGCGGCAGCAGCATTGATAACATCAATGTGGAACCAACGATTACTACGAGTCCAAGGATTTAGGTCCTTGCTGGCACGACTGATTGTTAGGTAGTCAAGATCGGTAGGATCAGTGCCAGTTACGTAACTTTCAGGTGTAACAAAATCTGTAACTGGCAATAATTCTATAGCACTGCCTACTCCATTCACATAGTATTCTTTGTTGCTAATGGCGGTGGCGGTTGAGGTACCAGTACCAGTTTGCAATATTACTGCTGTGCCGTTTAGCACTTCGCTTATGGTAAATTTCAAGCCGTTGGCAGCAATACTTCTTACAAAATAGGTAGTACCTGGTTCAATACCACCAAGTGTTGGCGAAGCGAACACAATCTCCTGTCCAACATACAAGTCGTTGGCAGACAATGAACTTATGTAATTGGTTCCAGTCTCAGTCTGCGTGTAGGTAATTGTGCTTTGGCCTGACCCATAGCTAGCTGGATCTACACTGCCAGTAAATCTAACTTTAAGTCCGTTGGTAAATGTTACACCGTTTGGACTTGTGTAGGTTTTTTTACCAATTATGTCATTGATAAACAATGTGCTTGAAGTTGTTTGTTCAAGTAATTTGATTGTACCAAAAATTTCAGGATCAGTTCCGTCTTGATAGTACAGTGTATCTTGTACAGCAGACAACAACGGAATTTGTTTAAAAACACCAGTTGCATCTTTGTACCATTGAGTATTACTGTATACTGTGCCGTAGCTAATGTTGAATTTTGTGTTTGGATCAACGGTCAATACCTTGCTGAGATAGATATAGTCAAAACCGCCATTATTCACATAAGATATTTGCCACACTTGATATCTATCTACAAGAGGTATTTCAGTTTCTTGACTGTAAGGCACAGTGTCGTAGCTACCAATCAATCCGTTGTTTGCTGCACCTGGTGCTAATGGATCAAACAGCGTGGTTCTTGACCAACCACCAGCTTCAGTTTCTTGTGATGTTTTTGCAAATACAAGAGTTCTTCCCTCAAGATTTGAGATCCCATCAATTCCACCGTAGTTGGCAATAAATTCTGCCACAGGCATGTTGTTGATTTGATCAAAATTCAAACCAGTGATCAAATCAACTTGACTAATGGATGGCAAGTTGTAATAGAAATTTTGAGCAGTTTTGTAAGGAACATTGAATACAATTGTTCCAAGGTCTTCGCCGTTGTTTTCAACCCCATAAACATCACGACTGCTGATGTTGGGTGTGGCTGGTAGTGTTCCGTTAATACCAGGGGCGGCTTGAATCCAGAATCCTGGACCTGTGCCTGGAACGCCGTCAACGATGTCAAAACGTCCTTGCATGTTGATCTGATTTTGTGATGCATAGTACAGTGTGTCAGGGGCATCTTGTGGCACTGTAAATGTTACTAGTCCAGAAGTTGAACCGTTTCTTGTGACTCCTGAACTGTAAACATCGCCAATCCCAGTCGTTGGTTGTGTCTTGATCCAGAACGGAAATACTCCGTTAAGTGTTAGATTAAACACATAGGTGTTACCACGCACCAAAGTCAATGTTGGATTTGACTGATTGTCAACAATATAAGCATTGATGCTGTTGTTACGAACTCGATAGTTAACTGTTTCTTTGTTGTTTTGTGCAACTTGGAACGTGTAACTGCCGCCTCGTACTAGTTCAATTATGGGGTTAGTGCCCGATACGCCAGAAAATGCATAAACTCCATTTTGGCGAGTCACTGTAAAATTGTCAGTAACAGGTATACCAGTGCTAGAAACATCAACTACAGGAGGACCATCGGGCACCCAAAAATACTGACTGAAGTTTACAAATGTATCAAAGTCAACAAACGGATCCCAAGAATAGTACTCACTTGAATACAGTCGATCTGGACGAGCACTGTTGCCACCTTGATAAGCAACAGCATCATTGATTCCAGGATATGTGATTGTGTCCTTGATTTTGTTTGTTCCAGGCTCAAGGCTTACAACTCCGGGCTCAAGTTGATAATTTGCACGAGTGGCATTTGGTTCAACCACATAGCGATCGTTGGGGTTGACACCAGGTCCCACGGTACGCCCAATAAAGCCTTGTGTTTTTTGATACTTAGGTTCTTGTACCAACTGGTCAAGAGTTGCTCTTAAAAACTGTTTGTTAGCATCAGTTTGAAAAATCTCTGGGAGAAAATCTACACTACGAACTGTTGCCATCAAATAACTCCACTACCTGGGGCAGTACGCAAATTGGTACTGGTCAATGCTTCAATCACTTCAATATTGTTGATTGTTGCACCGTTAACAAAAATTTCATTGGGTTGACTACGTACTTCGTACAAATCGCCAAAATACTTTTGCGTGTTCAGTGGTACCAAGACCACGCTAGAAATAATTGTACCAAGCTCGCGATGCAAATATGCTGCAAGCTCAGAGAAATAGAATGTGTCTCCAAAGTTCCATTTGTCAATGCTAAAATAAGTGTTCGTGGCTGCTACAACTGATGATTTAATTTCACTCACAGATGCAGTGCTGTTACTGGCTCTAATAACCTTGATTGTGGCTCTTAGTTCAGTGGCTGCTTTTTCTCCAAACAAGGGTTTGAAGTTAACTGAATTAATAATAATGTTGTCACTCAACATTTTGTAGTCTTGCAGTCCTTGATATGCTGTACTTAACTCATCAATTGTGGGTTGTGCTGGCTCAGGCACAGTGTTTGTGGTATCACGAATCCAGTTTTGATAAGCGGTGTAGTAGGCCTGTGTGACCACATACAAATCAATAATGTTTGTTGTTCCTGGATCTATTCGGTTAGTCAGTGTGCTGTTGTGACGATATTGATAGTACAAATCTTGTCGGCCTGTTCTGGCAATCCAGCCACTTACTGACACTATTGTTCTGACACCAGTGGTACTAATGCTTAGTTCATAAAACGCTTCTTCACTGTAAGCGTAGAACACTTGCCCAGGACTCCATTCAAATTTTGCCAGTTCAATGTCATCAAAGGTGGCATAATCAGATATTACACGACCTTGCTCAACCAACAAGTAACGCTGCAAGTTATCAAAGTCCACAGTCTGTTGCAAAAATATCAGCTTCTGATTTGAGTTGACATCAGGAGCGACCACTTCGTCAAAGAAGTCTGGGTCGTCAGGAACGCCGTCGTTGTCGCTGTCACGGAAACCAACAAGTACCTGGAAGTCGTCAACATATCCGTCGCTCTCAACAGGCTGTCCTGTAATGGTTACTGGAATATCACCTGGAAGAGGTTCTGTTGAATCTGGTTGTGTGTTCACTGCCAAGATATTGATAAAGTCGCGTATCACTGTGCCAGTACGACTGTCATACACTTGGCCGCCGTCATAGTAGAAGAATCGTGTTTGTAACACTGATCCAAAGTTGTAGGCCAGGCCTCGTAGTGTGATGGTGTAACTTTGATTTTCAGTAGTAAACTGCACAAGCCAGCTGGCATCTTCACCAGTGCCAGTGTTCTGTCCTGATATTCCAGGAACAATAGCAAAAGGAGCATTTACATCCAGGCTGGTGCTGTTGATCAGGTACCAGGTATACGGTGTGCCGGTGATGGCTCCGTCATTGTCGTAGCCAATGCCAAAGTTGCGATACAACAAAATCTGTTCAGCCATGGCCTGCTCAAGACTCAGTGGTAAGTCTGTAACAAACAGCGGAATGATGGTGTCAACAATGGCGCCAGTGGGCACAAAGTTGTTGAGAGTTACTGGACCGGCTCCTGAGGTCAAGTTGCCCAAACCTTGATTGTTTCCGTTGCCAATGATCTCTTGGGGGCTTGCCCAGATAATTGTTTTTTCGTCAGCACGAGTTGCTGTGCCAATTTGCAGTCTATTGTTTCGATCAAAATAGTATCCTGTTGGAGCAACAAATTTGATCAAGCTACTTACTGCAACGTATTTGAACACTGTTGATGTTGTGTTTCCCACAGGGATTGGAGTTCCTAGTGCATTTTTAAAGTAGCCAGTTGTTTGGTTTGCAAGCGTTGTGCTTTGGTTCCAGGTTGTACCAGCAGTTGCTCCAGTGTCAACAGTTTGACGAGGAAAGTTATCGTAATAAAACTGCTGCATTGTACTTTCAGTTAACTTGGGCTGTACTTGATTTGTAACTACGTCAGCAATTTCATTTCGTGTGGCCCATGAGAACAAGATGGTTGGCAGTATGTTTTCTCTCCACAGTCCACCATCACTGCCAAATGTGTTGGTGCTGGAATATTTTCCAGTGTTGTCCACAAGGTCAAGATAGCGACTGGTACCAATGCTGCTACGGTTAATGGCCTTGCTCTTGACAATGCTGTTGTATTGTGTGTATGGGAAAAGATTATAGTCTTCACCGTTGACCATGCGATTCTGAGTGTAGTAACGAGCCGGGGCACGTTGCTTGATGGCATCAATGGTTTCGCGGCTTTGTGAATTGCTAACTGGCTGGGTGATGCCGCACACAAAAGTCATGGTCTCCAAGTTGCCTTGACGACTGATATAACTGATAGGAATGCTTACAGCCTGCATCTCCTCGGGGTTGATAATGTACTGCAAACCGTTTGATGCACGAACATATGCACGGTATGTACCCACAGGAATTTCTGAGAACACGCCGTCACCAAACACCATGGTGATTTGATCGTTTGTGCGACTTGTAACTGTGTAAATGGGTCGCAGATCAGTGCCCAGTTGTTCAGCACCAGCTTCGTAAATGTTTTCAGTGTATTGCCACTCTCGATTGATGTTGCCAACATCATCTAGCTGGAACAGCCAGCGATCTGTGTTGTTGACGCCCTCAATGTTGACGTTTACTGTGCGGTTGGCAATGCGTTCTGCCAGGTTGAAGTCTTGGTTTTGCAATACACCTTGCTTGAACAAGAAAAAGTAACCGGTATTTGACGACTGGAATCCAAGACTGTCGTTACGAAACAGAATATTAAACGGTTGATTGGGTCTTGGGCTAGGCTCGTAAACATAGTTTTCGCCTTGTGAAGTAGATGTTACTGCTTCAAAAGGCATGTTTACACCATCAACTGTGGCAGTATATGGGACCACGGGCAAGAAGCCAGGTACCAGATTAACAGCGTATTCATCAGTGCGAACACCCAGTATGGTTTGACGGTTTCCGGGGCGACCCACACGTTGAGTATCTACCAGGCTAGAATTAATAATGGCTGTAAATTGCTCTTGCCAATCTGGATTTGTAGGATCAGCCCAGTCAACTGTAACGTTACTGAGGTTGACTCCTTGATAATCATAAACGTTTTCTGTAGTTGTTACAGAGAATACTTTGAGGAATCCTTCAGCTGCTGTGTTGCGCTTGGCTGTATAGCTGACAAGGTTTGCAAGTCGTGTTACACTATCTCGACGTTCTGCTGTGTCAATATAGTTTTCACGGGTGTTAAGATCAGTACGGAAAGATAAAGCTTGTCCCATGAACGCAATGACGTCCAGTAAAGCAATAAATTCGCTTGATTCAATGTAGTCATTGAATGTTTCGGGGTAATACAAACGCAAATAATCTACAAAACTTTTACGAAGAGTTTCAAAGTCGTAACTTTGAAAGTCGGCTTCGCGATAAGTTTGATAGATCTGTTTCCAGTCTTCAACACCGAATATTGCTGTTTGTCTTGTTGTTGTTGCCATTCTATAAGCCTCTATGTTTTATTTATCGAGGCAAAAAACGGCGTCTTTATACGTAAGAGGCTTGTCGCTGTGTAAGGTCAAAAAATATGGCCAGCTGCTCAGCATCGGTGCTGGGCAAAATTGTAAGCTCTAGCTGTATTAAAATCCCGTTGTCTTGTGGGAACACTTGCACGGCTGAAATATAAATTCTGGGATCGTTTCCGGCCACACGTTGTATTTCGGCTTCAATGGCCTGCTGCAATTCTTCAACTTGATTTTCAAACAAGAAATCCCACAACACAGTGCCGTACTCTGGACGTCCGGGCAACTGCCCTTGACGTATGTTAAAGGCATTGAGCAAGTCTCTTTTGACCAAAGGAAATCCAGTTAGTGTGAACTTTTTAAACTGCCCCTGCGTGTTGAACCCAATGAATTGTTGTACCATGTTGATATTTATCAGCCGCCCTGCTGGGCTTGTTGGCGTGCAGCGGCTTGAGCTGCTGTTTCTTCAGGCGGTCTTGGATAACCAATTTCAGCCAGCCCGGGCAGTCCTTGACGCAGTCTTTCAGCGTTGATTCTGTCCCAGACTGCGATATCATTGCCAGTATAGATAAGATCCTGATCAGCGGTACGAGAGTATAATGATCGGTCAACTTGGCCATAGTTGGGAATAGGCACTTTGTCATTACCAACAATTCGTCCCACCGCAGCATTTAGAGTATCACGGTTGATGGTGTTTGTAGCCGGAATAGGGAAGTCAATTTCTTTAAATGCAGCAGGAATTTTTGTTTCTGCTAGATTTACAGCAAATGCACCATCTCTGACATTGGTATCGAACGCTGCTTTGAGTTCTCCTGTTGCATCGCCGGGTATAGGCAATCCTTTCAAGAATGCTTCTGCTGCTGCTGGGTTTTTGGCAGCGTTTAACGCAGTGCCAGCAAGTCCCTGGGCACTCAAACTGCTGACTGGTATGCCAACAGCAGCTAACTCGTTAACTCCTTTGGCCATGAGTCCTTGTAGTACAGCTTCTTGTTTGGCTCCACTGGCAGTCAAACTACCAAGGTTGGTTATGCCATCTTTACCGGTCCATACTGTGGGGCTTTTTAACACACTGGATAAGGTTGTTCCTGCCACGGTTAGCAATGAAGCAGTACCTGGTTTTACTAGTCCAGCAGATTCAAGTTGTGAAATGTCAAGTCCAACTGAACCAATTCCTTTGGCATTGCTAACTGCGGCAGCAGGCTGATTGACTAGATTTTTTGCTTGTGCAACAACCGCAGTAACAGCTGATGTTGTCATGGCACCAATGCCAGTAAGAGCCGTTGTTGTTTTAGCAAAATCAGCAACATCAATTGGTGCAGTTACCGCTGTAGTTCTTATAGCGTTGTTCAATGTTTCAACAGTTTTAGTTGCCGTTGATCCAGCTTGTTGTACAGTTGCTACTAACTGGCCTGCATTAGCTACTGCAGGGCCAGCGACACCAGCAATGTTAAATGTGCCAGCAACTTGATTGACACTGCCAATGGCCTGCGCTGCTCCGGGGATTCCTGCGCCCAGGGCCCCAGTTACTCCACTCAGTGCTTGTTCTAGAGCTGCTTGTGCCCCAGGAAGGCCAGCTGCTGCTTGTGTAGCAGCACTGAGAACATCGCCAGGCTTGTATCCTACCAAGGAACCAGTTTTAACCTGTTGATCAAAAATAGCCTTGGCTTGTTCAAACGTAAGGCCGGGCGGTCCCTTGATATCAAATGTTTGGGCAGATCCGTTTTGTGTTGGCGGCAGCGATTGTTTTGTGTCAGCTTCTTCTGGAGGTCTTGGATAACCAATATCAGTCAAACTTGGTAACCCGCGGCGTAGACGCTCAGAATTGATTCGATCCCAGACTATGGTGTCGCTGCCAGTATATGTTAAATCTTCATCTTTTGTTTTGGAGTACAAGTTTTGATTAACTGCTGCACCTGGAGCCGCTACACCTGGAAGATTAAATGTAAATGTACCCATGTTACCTTCCTACAATTTCTACGCCAGCAGGAACTGGGACTGCACCAGGTGGCGGAGTAGGAGTTCCTTCTTCAAATGCCACCTGAACGTCCACACCTTTGTTGTGATACGGATAAGGTTCGTGTGTGGGGGCACGATTAACAATGCTTTCTAGTTTGGCTGGCGTTACTTGCCAACCCTTGCTGTTGTCAAATTCAGTGTCGTCTAGTTGTGTCTTGGTCAAGGGGTTTGGAGCAGGCACAACATCTGCTGCAGGACCGTTTAAATCAATGGTGCCTGCTTTTAGTTTCAACTCGCCACCTGCACCCCATGATCCACCAGCACTGTTCAGTGTCAGAGTGCCGTCGGCTTTTACTCCAATTGTGCTTTTGCTGTAGGCCGTGAACGCACCTTGTGAAGTCAACGTCATTGAAGTGGTTGCTTCTGCATGTATTGCTTCGTTGCTTTTCATTTTGATGTTGCGACCAGCATACATGTTGATGTCTCGGTCAGCATGCAAATTTATATCGCCTTTGGTACGAATGTTTACACTGTTGCTGCTGTAGACGTCTACTGTGCCTTCAACGCCAAACTCAAGCCAAGTTTGTCCATTGGCGTGCACAATGTAGAAAAAGTTACCAGTGTCACTCATGGTGATTTGATGACCTTTTGTGGTTCGCAAACGTAACATTGCATTGTCGCCTTGCAGGTCACCATCATCCATTAAGAAACTATGACCGCCGGTGCGTCCAATTACTCGTGCCGCCTTGGGCTTGATCTCGCCTGCATCTAATTTGGCACGAATATCATTGGGCTTCATGCCGCCTTGAAATATAGGTGGCCCTGGAGTGATAATACCAAATACTGAACTGGGTGTTTCGCGTTGACTTGAACTCTGAATTGTTCCTCGTTCAATATCTTCAATTAGTCCTTGTTGAAACAATCCTTGTGCCAAGAATCCTTGAACTGGTTTTGTTTTGTCAAAAAATCTTGGATCGTTAAAAACTTCTTCGTTGTTGATGTTGATTTCAGTTACTGGCAGTCTTGTAGCCCCAGCAAAATATTCTTTTTGATTTTCGTTACCTACATCGTACTTGGTGCTTGACGCAATTGCTGGGTACATGTTGCCCAGACCTTGTTCAGGTACAGCACCAATATAAAAGCCTTGGCTACGATCACCGTTTAAAAATATACACACCACGGTGACGCCAATGTCTGGCGGTGTAAACCACATTCCGTAACTGTTGGGATTGCCAGGATAAGCGCCAATTTTATCATTTACACCTGTAGTAGGATCAAAGGGCGTGTTGCCATAGAACGGTGGCATGTAACTGACTGTGGTCCATTTGGAGTCATCTTCCATAGCAGCAGCGCCGCCATCAGCAAAAGCTTCAATGTACACACGCAGGCGACCAGCTCTTGTGGGATCAACGGTGCTCATCACAACACCAGTAAACGGCCCAAACTCCGCAGGAACTCCGCCACGATCAAACTTGTAATTTGATGGACGACCGCGACTTCTTTGTACACTTTCTGTCATGTATGTTCCTTATCTTTCTCTTGCTATGTTTTGATTGTTTGGTATCGTTGAGCTGTTTGGCGAACCGCCAGCGGCTCTGGCTCTGGCTTGCGACTCAGCAATCTGAGTCGCAACCTGTATTTGTCTAGCTGACTGAGGTGCTGTTGTACCTGACCCGCCAGGCAATTTTGGCGGCACAATTGATTGTACAGTGTTAGACTCTTCTGGGCTTATTATTTGCTCAGAGCCCCCAGTAGAACTAGTGGGTGCTTGAGGCGGTGGTGCATTTTCCAATACTGTATTTGCTTGGGCGTTTACACCTTGTCTTGTTAGGTTGGGGTTTCCAAACGCTGCACCACCGCCATTGGTTTGAAATTCTCTAGCTCCGCTGATCAATGATTTTTGCGCACCTAGTATGGCTGCTTTGCCGCCATCGCCAACATCTGATCGGCGCGGATCAGTTGCTGTAAACTGTGAGCTACCACGACCTGCACCTGCATCGCTTGTGCCAGGTGTGCCTGCTGCAGGTGAGGTCGCCGTGCGATTTTTTCTTGAACTATCAGTGGCATCATTTGATACAGCGGCTGCTGGATTAGCAGTATTGCTTTTGTCAAGCTTGGGAAACAAATACAACGATCCATCCAGTGTTTGCTCAAAGGCTCCGTTTTTAAATTCGCTGGTAACTTTGGTACAAATATACACTCGACTCTGCAACGGTTGTCGTGACTGACCATTAGCTGTGGTTTTTTTGTAAGGGTCTGCTATGCCAGTATTGATGTCATAATCTTCAGGTCGCTGCCAGACAATTTCAAACAGAATATCTTGACTGTCAAAGCTGATTGTGCCGTCAGGTTCAAATCCAGTTTGAGATGCTTGTGTAAAACCTTTTCCAGTAAGCGGCTTGAACATACTGCCTTGCATGATCCAAGCTGGATCTCCAATAATTTTTAATTTTGCGGCTGCAAGGTCACCGGGACTGTACAATACTTCAGCAGCATTGGCATTGGCCTCAAGGCTTTTGCCATCAGCACCGGCACGACTTGCATTGCTTGCTGGCGAATAATTGTACTTTACAATTTCCTGCATGCTGCTGGTAAATCGATCTGCTTGAATTGCCGCGGCACTGTTGGTTGGTGCATTGCCACTAACAGTTAGAGTGTACAAGGCATTGAGAGTTTCTTGATACTCTCGCACGGCTGTGTTTTTTCCTGTGAACCAGTAAGGATAGCTTTTGTGAATGCCTTTGAATTTTGAAGCTGGAAAGTACTTGCTGGCCACATTGGCAGGCCTGAATGGTGTTACTGTGTATTTGATCTTGTAGGCGTGATCATTTCTTTTTGGGTCCAGCGTGGTAGATGTTGGTTCAGCACTCATTGAAATGTTGAACCACTGAAGTGGTGCTTCTTTAGTGTTGGAGTTTGGTGACTGTGATCCATCAGGATTGACCACCACAATGGATTGGCTGCTTATATAACTGGAATTTCGTATAGCCAATTCAATTGCTTGAAGAATCTGTTGCCCGGCCGTGATACTAAAACTGCGACTGGCCATATTTACAGGATTTGCTTCAGTACGCAAATTATTGGGATTTGTGGTGTTTGATTCACCGCCTGCAGTTTTAGCTTTGTCAACTTTTTGATTGGGCAATTGTAGCTTTGCATTTTCAATAGCAGACGCAGGAACATCGTTGTTGCCTAAAAATTCAATTTCGTATTCATCAGGTAAAGTATAGATGCCTCGTTGAACAAGATCAGCTTGATACTCGTTGAGTGCCCCTACTAGCCCCTGTGTTACTGTTTTCTTTGGTGCTGGTGCACCAGCCGCAGTTGGAGGTGCAGCGGCGCTGCTTGCAACTCTTGGATTTGATGCAGTAGTTGCTCTACCACGCGAATCCGTGGCAGTTGTTGATGCCCCTGGGTTAGCAGCCGTTGGTTGTGCTGTGCTGTATTTTGTGGGTCCTTTGAGTAAGCCGCCTACAGTGGAATCTGTTAGTTGGACATCATACGGGATTGTGCCACGGGCTGAGTATGCACCCAACAATTGTCCAACTGGGGTACACTCCCATTCATAGCTTACCAATTTAGAGCCCACACCCCAGTTGATACGATTGATCTGAAACGGAATAAATTTTTCTACCACTGCCTTGGGGTCACTGGTGTCGCCAGGCGTTTGTAGGCCTCCCTTGATGGGCATTACAATGTTTCCGTTTTGATCATATCCGTAAAAACGTATCACCATCAGGTAAATGGCACTGGTATAGTTTACTTTGCCTGTTCCCTCTATTGGTGCAAAATTTTGTACAGCCTTGTACAGTCTATTCAACAAGGTTATTCCCATGGGCTCAACCACAGTGAACTTCAGGGTTGCATTCATGTGTGCTGCACCTGAACCTTTTCCAGTTGTTACTGTTTCTACAGTAATATTGTCAATATAAAAATCTGCATCAAAGAACGGGTTTCGTCCTGCAGTACTGTAACCGTCCCAGCTGCTGTTTGCACTGGAAGGATCATTTGGATTTTCTTGAGTTTGAATCTGGGCAGGTCTAATTACCCCATCACTTACAGGTGCTCCGCCGCTTTGAAACAACAATTGATAGCCGTCAATTTTTTTGTCTACTCCAGCAAGCATTTTTTTGTACTGTGATTGTGTGCACAAGTACACTGACGCTGAATAGGTATAGCTACTATATTTGTCCAGTACATTGGGCTGAGGCTTTACCGGGGGTGTATTTTGTTCAGCGTTGACATTGGCTTGCTTGCTGGTAGTATTAGGCGGCGGATTCTCGTCGTTTGACCCAACCCCTGGAGTTGTTGTCAACTGGGTTGAAATTTGTTCAGCACGCGGATCTGATGACGGTGCTGCTGGTGGTTGTGGTCCAGTAGCTTGTGTCTGCTCAAGTGTTTTTACAGGTGGATCTATATTAGAATCTACTCCAGCACCAGTTTCTGCGGTTGCTGGAGTATCAGCATTGGTTGGCGTTGTTACTGCTGGTGGGGTTACTGTTTGTCCAGTAGCAGTAACTTGTTGTGCTGGGGGTGTAGCTGGACCTTGTGATGCATTATCCTGCACTGTTTGGCTGGCAGTTTGTGGAGGTTCTGGTTGTGGTGGTGGCGCAGTTGGTTGCGTCACCGAACGCAGATTCTCTAAAATAACTGCATTAACACCCGATGAGGCCGCACTATCAATTGCAGCAGAAGGAGAACGGCCAATAGCAATAGTTCTCCCGGCCTGATCAAATACTGTCCAAACACCTAGTCCAGTCTCCTTTATAGTAGCACTAGTGACTTGCTGCTCATTTTTTAATTTGTCAACTTGCGAAATTAGTGATATTTGCTGTTCAGCCAACTGCTGATCAAATCGTTTTGCATCTGGGTCAGAAAGCCGACTTCTGAGTGCAAATCTTTCGCGACGAATTCTTTCTAATTCTGCCTCAATTTCTTGTATAGTAGCCATGTGTTAGTATCCCAGCACTTGTTTGAGTACATCACCTTTGGGCAAAAATATCTGTTTCCCCACAGTAAAGTCCAAGGGTGGTGCTGTCAGTGTGTTGGGGTTTCGTTGATAAAAAACCCACCACAGATTACCAGTTCCGTATAAGTCAAAGGCCAATAAATCAGGCCTGTACTGATAAGTTGCGTTTATTGTAAAACTGATATCGTCGTTCTCTTTGGGTATAGGTCTGTTGACCATGACATCAAGATAAAACTGACTGTATCCTGTTTCAAAATAAGGACTTGTTGAAGTGTACTGTCCAGCCATTACCAGAATCCTTTCTTGATTAGGTTACCATTGGCAAATTCTTTGAGGCTGAATTGATTACTGACTTGGTCTCTTGTTTGCACCGGTATCAAGCTAATATCAATTTCCATTTTGGTTGGAACATAAGTTGCAAGATCTGTGTTGGTTACTGATGCGCTCAAAGTATTTTGTGTTGGCACCTTGGGTTGTGCGTTTTTTGGTAGTAAAGCATTGGCCAATCTAATAGCACCAGCAAATTGCACACCACCCGGAGCAGTTGCAATAGGTTGCCTACGATTAAACAAGTCTCCACCATAGTTGTTGAGACTAGTTGCTCTTATGTAGTCAACATCATTGGGCAGAGTGTAATTAAACGACGTCACAACACAGGGGTGCTTGCTGAATTGAAAATTTCCAAAACCATTCAAAAACACCAAGGGCGGTGGCACGCCACGATTGGTATCTTGTCCATAAAACATCTTGGTCACACTTCTAAAAAAGTGTATCACTGCCAACAAATAGTTGGCTTCAGTAGTGTCCTGTGCCGTGAACATTCCACGCACGCTAATGTCATCCACTCGAGAGTTCTTGTAATAGATACCTCGATAGTTGCTGTGAATCAGGTCATACTGTTCATAGTTGGCTCGATATGCTGTAGTAACCGTAGGTGTGTACGGAAAGATGACACCATTGGTGGCCCGAAGCGGTGCCAGGATGCCAGCTTCTTGTGCATTGTTACCCCCAACGTTGTAAAGGTAGTCGCTGGTGGGACCCAGTTGCAAACGCACTCGCCAGTCGCTGTTGCCGGCCTGCTTGTATCGACTTTGCAGTGTGGCTTGATTTATGGCATTGGCCTTAGCTGCTGCTTGTTCTGCTGCTTGTTGACGAGCAATTATTTCTTCGTCACTCAGGCCACCAGCGTTTCGTCGTGCAAGTATTTCTTCATCAGACAGTCCTGGGTCGCCATTTGTATCTACTGGCTCAGGATTAAAATTTGATGCTGCTAATTCTTCACGATTTAATTCTTGTTCAAGCTCAAGTCGTCGAGCTTCAAACGGATCTTCTTCGCCTACATCTTCAGCTGTAAGTGTAGGTGGCGGGTCGTCAAGTTCTTGTTCAAGCTCAAGTCGTCGAGCTTCAAACGGATC